GCCCCGGTCGACCATCCTAACTAGTTAGAATGGCTGACCCCACTTGCTCTTGATGCGGACGGAAGTGGGACGTCCAGCACGCTGTAGATGTTCCTTGTCTACAGAGGGCACACGGTAACTCTCAAGCACTCGCTCGAGAGTCTGAGGTGACGACCTCTCACCGTGAACCTTGTTGAGAAAGAACTTCAACAGGGCCCCAGCGTCATCCAGCAGTGAAATCGGATACGTTGGCACCACTACAACACCCCTGACAAGGGGGCGGTGCAGGTGGCGATCTGAGCGTTCGGGGGTGTAACCCTCATAACTCAGACGACCAAGAAGAGTGGATGTCTTCTCGACGACAGGGAAGGGGATCAGTCTCCTGATCTTGTCGTCGAGGAAGTCAACTGTGTCCGTGAAACCTGCTTGGAAAAGCAGGTTTCTAAACGCCACAGTTGACTCCAACTCTTCAACGTGCTTCCGGTTGTTGGGCAGGAGATGGCGCATGCGCACGATAGAAACATCGTGACCATGATACCACTCAGTCCCGCAAGACTCTCTGAACTTTCCAGTCCAGAAAGACTTGTCGGAATTGACTCGAAACCCAAAAGCTTCGAGCTCCTCAACAACCGCAGACACATGATCTACGGGGACAATGATATCATCCCCGTAGACACGCACCCGACCCTGATAGGATTTAACGTCCTTCAGAGTCAAGCGTCGGCCTTGACTCTTTTCGATCCCTGCGAAAACAACCGTCGCGAAGACGATCGCTTCAAAGGGAAAGCAAAGAGCCGAACCCATAGACGCGAATTTGGCAAGACGAATTGTCTTGCCATCTACGTCAGCCTTTCGCGACCTAGTGGCGTCCACAGCGGCTTGAAGCCATTTGTGGTTAGCCAAAAGGAGGCGTACATGCTGATTGGAGACCCTGTCCGAAGCCTCACTGAGATCCAGTGTGGCGAGAGTTCCCGTGAGGGAGCCCTCCTGCGCGAGCCGTTGATTTGGCTCTTGCCGTTCGAACTGTACGAAATGCCTCGTGTTGTCAAAGCGAGACATCTCCTCCACCATCACCGAGAGAACCCCTTGTTGCATATACTGCATACAAGTAGGTTCGATGGCAATGATGCGTGGGGTCTTCAACGTTTTAGGGACTGTGATAACCCTTACGGGCATCTCATTCCCAGGTTCCAGGATCCGGACTGCGTTCATCCTCTCCAACAAATGGGGAGAATCAGCCGAAACGATGTGCTCCCAATGTGGAAACACAACGTCAAGGCGAGCGGTCCACACTCGCTGGTTATACTTCGCGTTGCCGCGAAGCTTATCAGCAGTGGCGCCTGGTCCGTGCTTTGGAACGACCGACTCGTGGTAGATTCGAGAATCTACAGACGAGAAGAAGTCAGCCCAGAGCAAACGGCCGACCCGAGCGAAACGCTCGAGACGATCAGGTTCAGAGAGTAATCTCCGATCTGATCGGCGCACATCCTGTTCGGTATCGAGGTATCGATCCTTTGCTGCCTTAACTCTTTCTTCAGAGCAAGGTAACGCAACCTTGGCAAACATCAGAGTAATCTGACGAATTGCCTTGATTGCTAGGATCGATGGATCCTCGAGCAGCCGAGCGCTACTACGGTCGAACACAAGGTCCAGGAAACCTCCGAGAAATCGGGGGAGACCACCAGTTCGGGCAAAGCCCGGAAACTGGTTGGGACCGACGAAACCTTGGTCAAGACTTTTTTCGAAGTCTTTCCCAAAGTTTGACAGGGTAATCGTCAAAAACGATTGCCCCTCGTGTTCGTACCGCCTCTCGATCTTTTTGAGATCGAGAGTGGTGCTTGTGCCGCATCTAGTCCCCAATTCATTGAGGACTATCCGCAGGACGGTCATCAGGCTTTTCAACTACTCCTCCTTACAGAGGTAATAGTTCCCTAGCAGATGACCACACTGGCGAGATCCGTCAGTTCTCACCACCCAGCAACTGGGTGACCCGTGCACCCGTCGAAGCACTTAGGTATGCCGTGAAGGCATCCACGAGTGCTTTCTCCTCGGTAACCGTGAAGCCGTTCACAGGCACGTCGACCACGATGTAACAAGACATCGAGGACCGAACGTTCTGCGAAGGCACCAACGGATCCGCTGAGATCTTCGACTGGGTGAGCTTCAGCTGCCGACGGTTCCGCTTGCCATAGGCATGCGAAACAGTCAGCTGGACGAGACCATCGGCGCTGGTAAATGCGCCGCTGTTCACGCCGGACGACGTTCTCGGAAGAGAAATCGCCGTCCCTGAAACTGTGACGGATTGTGGATCAGTGTAAGCCACTGCAACTGTCCTTACGGTCGGTTGTAGAGATAGACTGGATTGTCTATCTCCGACTCTACAGTAACAAACCTACGGGTTCATGGTAGGTTGCTAATGTAGAGTTTGGGGGGCCTTGGTCATACCAAGGGCCCCTAGGATGGCCCACTGATGAGAGCTGAAGCTATCAGTCAGTAAGCCAAACCCGTAGGGTGTTGCGCGTTGTCTGATCTTCCACTCAGTACGAGCGGTTGACGTGACAACGGCTAGGCTGACACTTCCGCCGGAAACCGGCTTAAGTCCAGCCATAGTACGCTGACGTTCTGCCACACAATGTGACATAACGTAGCCGTACCGCAACACAAGGTTGTCAGACGAATGGAACAGATTGACGTTGCGGAGAAATCCGCCTACGTCAACGAACCAGTCTGTCAACCAGGACCAGGGGGTGATTTGCCAGAGGGTATTGATATTGAAATCAGTACCCAGCAGGTGATTAGCCAGCTGCTCATACTTATCAGCATTCTGGAGGAGGCTACCAGCCGCCGCCAGATGATAAGTAAAAGCTCCGGAAAACCAACTATCGACGGTATATTTGTCGACAGTCGTGGTTAACCCCCAATCCGACAACATGCTCGAGGTAACGTTAGCGTGGTTAGCCGCGGCAAAGCCGGGCTCACTGCCGTCGTTACCTATGAACTTGGTGCCGGACACCGACCCGATATGCCGCTTGCGACGAACGGACTTACCGCTGTCGCGCGCGAACTGCTTAAGTTTAGCAGTCGCTTGCAGCACTGCCTTAGCAGCTTGCTGAATGTCGTTTTTGAACGGCACCCAGTCAAACTGCTCACTTAGATAAGCGCCTCCAGCGTTTCTGATGGAGGGCCTTCTAAGAAACTCAATTGCTTCATAGAGTTTAGGAAGACCGTCGGTCTTCAGCTCTGCGAAGAACTGAGCTAGGGCAGCCTCGGAGTTGGTGGGAGCAACCAGACCTATCCACTTATTCCCCAATGCATTCAATGCATCGGAGCTTAGTGCATAGTTGTCTGGCCACAGGGGATAAATTACCCCTGTAGGACGAAGTGGACCGACATAAGTTAAGTCGGGCCACCACTCCTGACCGGGACGCTGAGGTGCGAATACTTTTACGGCCGTCGCCGGAAAAGTAAACTCATTCCTCACTGTGGAGAAGTCATGTCCGTTGTCGTACCTGGTTTGGTACTCAACGAATATCGTCCTCCGCAGCTGCTCCCCAGTCTGCTCCTCGTAATCATCCGACCCGTCACGCCGCTTTGAGCGGAACGACACGGTCGTCTGATTACCTTGCAAGATGTTATCGTGTGACGTCACCACTGGGTAACCCCCAGACGTGAAACTCGCATTAAGATACGAGTTTTGGCCCGGAAGTATCCGGGATGACGTTACGATAGGCATCTTGCAGGTCCTCCTACGGATAGAGATTCCCCTATTTGGGGCTCATACATTCCTGTATGAGTTGGGCAAAAGCCCAGGACGCTTGACCCAGCCGTCCCACCCTTCGGTGAGATGGTTGACGTCCCGCCCCAGTTCCTGTCCCGGAAGGGCAAAGGAACTGTCGGGCGCGCAGAATCATCTGCGTCACCCAAATAGAGGAACGGCACCTGCGGCCACAGAATCACTGCGGCACACCAGCACCGGGGGGGCCCTTAG